CCAACTATTTTTATCTAGCCAGGACTGGGTTTTTGAGTCCAGCTTAGGTGTAGGTTGAGCTTGAGGTATTTTAACCTGATTTTCCTCGTTTTGTAAAGCACTTTCTTCATATTGTGGCTTATAACGCTCAATTTCTTGGGCTTTTATCTTTGCAGCCATCAATTGTTCTTGTGCTTCAATCAAAGCTTGAGAATCACCAGCATCTAATGCCTCTTTAATTTGACGTTTTGCAATGTCTAATTCACGAGTTGAGTTCTCTTTAGCAGTAGAAACATAGACTTTTTCACCATCTGAAAGACGGTTTTTAAGCTTTTTAGTCTCATCTAATAAAGATTGAGCTACACGAATAGCTTCTTCTTGTTCACGAAGTGCTTGTTCCTTAGCTCTACGCTCATCGTTAATGAGCTTTTTCATTTGTAATAGACGTTGTTTAGCTTCTTTAGAGTATTCTTCTAAAGTATCTTCTTCAACTTCTTTTACAATTTCTTCAGGTAAAGGAGTAGCGTTCTTTTGATCTTCAATAGGACGATCATCCTCTACTTCGATTTCAATCTTAGCTTCAGGTTCCTTTTCTACTTCTGGAGCCTTAACTTCTTCTTCGATTTCATCTGGGAATTTAAATTCTTCAGCCATATATCCTCCTAAACACGACTAATTCCACGAGGATCTTGTACTACTGCCTCGACAGAATCATCATTGATTAATCGGAATTCACGACCATGAATCTTTAGTCGTGTGCCTGTGTTAGGACGGGCAAGGATAAAATCTCCTTTTTTACACCACGGTCCTGTAGGGAAACGCTTTTCGTCCTTGTAACAATCTGGACCCATATCTACAACAAAGAATACTGTAGATAGGACTTCTTCGTTTCTCATTGTGTCAGTGGATTTTAAAATACCGCTGTCAAATTTATCTTCAGCTTCTGGTAAGGCACATAACATTCTGTAGCCTTGTGGTACTGGAAGCTGTCTTGCTTTTTCCTCATCCGTTTGGGGAAGAGTTGTTGCTTGGGTTACATCATCGGGGTTTGAGCCGATTAGTAGTTCACTCATCTGAGTTCTCCATATTTTGTTTTAGGTCTAGTACAAACATACGTGCAGAGAGAAGACCTTTTATCTCTCCACATATTCTTTGGTATTCAGCAAAGTCTTTGGCTTCGCCTACTCCCAATGCTTCTTCTAATCTTCTAACCTTGTCATCTATCTGTTTGAGAAGTAGTTCTAATGGACTCATTTAGGTTCCTTTTTAGGTTGGAGTTCTTGCATTTTTTGTTGATGTTTATGCTCTGATGTTTGTTTTACAATATCAGTGATAGTTCTTAGGGTATTTGCGTCCCTAGTCTCTTCCATTTGCTTTCTGTTTCTGCCAATCTCAGCACCAATCTTAAGTCCTTCTACTTTTTGTTTAGCGGCAAGATTCATTTTGTCAGATTGAGCTTTAGCACCTACTTGCATACCCGCAATTTCTTTTTGGGCTGCAATACGTTGTTTTTCAATCTCAAGTTGATCTGCTTTTGCTGCAGCTTCCATTTGCATTTTCTTCATCTTGATATCAACTTCTTGAGCCTTCAATTGAAGTTCTTTCATTTGCATTTGAACAATAGGATCTTGTGCTGCTTGCTGAGCATTACGTGCTGCAACTTCAGTTTGATTTTGATTAAGCAAGTTTTGAGCAGTTGGAACAGCCATACGAGTAATAGCCATTTCTTGTTCTGGTGTAAAGCCAGCATCTGGATCATCACTAAAGTCAGGTATAGACATACCCATGCCTTGTTCCATTTGACGTTTATACTCAAGACCTACGTGCTCTGTGATATGTGCTTGCATCGCTTTCATAATCATAGGAGCTTGTGGGTTTTGACCAATGATTTGTTTAATCTTTGGATCATTCATTGCAGCCAAGTGGATTTGAATATGGGCTTGGTGATCTTGGTAAGGGAAAGCTTTTAATGGTTGATTCTTTAAAGCATTCACATTCTCAGTCACAGGATCTAAAGGTTTCATATCGTCAGGCATAGGCACTAACTTCTCAGCATTCTTAATACCAATAACCTCTAACATTTGACGATGTAGGTATGGTAAGTTGTATAGCTGAGGTGCTGTTTGTGATAACTGCAGCACTGCTTGATACTGCACCACCTTTTGAGACATTGTAGCTGCATTAGGATCAGATACTGGGATGATTGTTGTTGTTTCATAATCAGCTTTTTTAGCTGCACGACCACCTTCAGCTGGTTCATAGTCATAATCTTCAGGTGCATAGTCAGCAATAATGTCTTTAAGTAATCTAAACTCTTGCTTCATTGAGTAATGAATACGAGCTTGGATCGCTGACATCACTTTTAAAGTACGTTCTAAGATAGCTAGCGTAGTTCCTACAGGGCTATTTGCAGACATATCAGAAACTTTAATATCACCAGCAGAAGCGAATCTACGACCTTCTTCTACAATCTGATTAAGAAGTGTAATTAAAGTCTGGCTTGGTTCCTTATATGGCAATGGCATGATGTTATCTTTCATTGCACCAGAAGGCACATCTACGTCCCTAAATTCTCCTGGAGCGATTGGAGTATCATCACCTTTGACTCTAAGGCCTCTGGTCTTAAATCCACCAGGGAGATTTGCAAGTGATCCAGCGTCAACTAATTGTCTAAGTATGGATGTTCCAGATTTTGCAAATGCTCCGATTAAGTGGATTAAGCCAAAACAATAAAATCCAAATCCTGGGATATAACCGTAGTGTACAAAGTGTTGACGCTTTTGATGGGTCTTATCATCAGGATCCCAATTACGTCTAATTGCTAAAATATTACCTGAACTCTTTTCTAAAGTAACAACATAAGGAAGAGCTAAACCTGTAGATTCACCTTTGTCATCTGTATGTTCATAACCTGGCAAGTCAAGGTTAACATGCATCTCTAAGATCTTGTAACGATCATCAGTCGTAGCACGGAAGCCTAACTTCTCGGCAATTTTCTTTTCTATTTCATCAAGCGTATTGTCTGGATCACCAAGATCAATGTCACGATAAAAGCCAGCAATTTGTAAATGGCGAAGTTCATTTTCTGTTTTCCTCATCACATGGGTTACACGTTCAGCAGACTCTAAACTTGATGCACCATAAGGTACGACTAAGTCTTCTGCTGGTACATACATAGATACTTGACGATCTAATTGTGGATCAACATAAATCTTTTTAAAGCCGTTACCTGAAAGACCTAGGCCCCATAACATTCTTTCATGTTCAGGTCTATATTCAGTCATTACGTCTACGAGTTCGTGGTTCATATCATCAACCACACGTTCCATTGCTTTTTTCTTTTCTGGTGTTTCTTTACCTACTATCTCACCTTTAACAGGACCAGATGCAGGGAAAGTATCCATGATGGTTTCTGACTGGAACTTAACGACTGCTTCGGATAGGACTGGATGGAATACACCACAGGCACCTTCCCATGGTTCGTTACGTTCTTCAATCTTAAGACCTAGAAGTTCTAAACCATCTACATAGGTTTGAATCCAGTCTTTTCTTGAATCTATATCTGATTGGAAGTCACCGATCAAATCTCCACCAATTTGTTGGAGTTGACCTTCTGACATATGTTCTGCTAAGTTTTCGCTAAAGTCATCGTCTTCACCCTTTTCCATATGCATATCCATACCTGGAAGATGAATGTCTAATGATTCTGGGTTTTCAATTTCAATCTCCATGTCAGGTTGTTCATTAATTGCAGATAAACCTTGTGGAGCTTCGTATATTGCTTTTTCGATTGCCATAATTGTCCTTATCTAAATGCGGGTCCCATAGCCCAAGCCACCGCTGTAAATCTCTCACCAGAGGTAACAGCAGTCACTCGATGTGGTAACACCGATGGAAAAACGATAATACTTCCCTTAGGAAGTTTTGGAATTGGAGAGTCCAAGTCCTTTAGTTCTAGTAAGCCACCTTCATAATCATCTGGGTTTGACAGAATAAGTATTGAGGAGAGTTTGCGTTGATTGCCAAACTCGTCTGGATTGTAAGAGTCACTATGCCAATCATAGTGGCCACCTACTTTATAATGTCCGATCTGGACTGGTTCTATATAAGATGTTGCATAATTCCAATTTGCTTGGATATTGGCAAGTCCTATATAACTCTGCATTATACATCCAACTGGCTCCATTGGGTTAACAAATA